TAGTCCAACAGTTAAATACACGTAACTGAGAATTATAATATATAAATAATACAATCTTAACATGGCAAATAAAAAAACAAAATTAGAATACATTTGGTTAGACGGTTCAACTCCAGAACAAAAATTAAGATCTAAAACAAAAGTAATAAATTATATAAAAGATCCTTTGGTATTAGAATTACCAATATGGAATTTTGATGGGAGCTCAACTAATCAAGCTACAGGGGACTCATCTGATTGTTTATTACAACCTGTCCGCATTATTGAAGACCCAACAGATATAGATTCATATCTCGTTATGTGTGAGGTATTAAATGCAGATTATACACCACATCCAACAAATCATAGAGCAGCAATAAATTCAAATAATGAAGATTTATGGTTTGGGTTTGAACAAGAATATTTTATATATGGAAAAAATGGTCTTCCATTAGGTGTAAACTCATTAGAAGAGTTGAGAGATCAAGGTGATTTTTACTGTGGTGTTGGTCATAAAAATGTAGCTGGGAGGAGAATTGCAAACGAACACATGAATACTTGTATTGAAGCTGGGTTAAATATTACGGGCATTAATATGGAAGTAATGAAAGGTCAACTAGAATATCAATTATTTGCAAAAGGGGAACAAACAGCGGCTGATGATTTATGGTTAAGTAGATATATCTTATATAGATTATGTGAACAATATGAAGTTGAAGTAAACATCCATCCAAAACCAATAACATCCGACTCAGGCTATCAAGCAAATGGAAGTGGGATGCATGTTAATTTTTCCAATACTCCATTACGTAACCATGGTGGTGAAGATTACGTAAAAGAATTAATGGGTGAGTTTGAATTATACCATGACTTACATATTACAAATTATGGTAGTGATAATGATTTAAGATTATCAGGTGAGTTTGAAACACAACATATAAGTAAATTTAGTTATGGAGTAAGTGATAGAGGGGCAAGTATTAGAATACCAATTAGTACCGCTCAAAATAATTTTAGAGGATATTTAGAAGATAGAAGACCAGCTTCAAATGCAAATCCATATAAACTAACAAAATTAATATCTGACAGATTAAACGGAATAGATTAATATCTAAATAACAGTTCATATATTAATTCCCATGGTTCATATATTTTAGTTTATAGCGAAAAATATAGTAATTACTACTACTCACCAATATTTTTTTAAACATATCATATATTTTTACATAGTTTTGAAGTAAACAGTATATTTATTAGTAAATAATAAAGATATGCCGTTTGCACAAGGAGAGGGGAGAGAGCCGTTAAATTTAACTGAGTCACAGATAAAGTACGCGATGGAGCACACTAAAAGTAATTTAGAAGCTTCAAGATTTTTACATATATCCTACCCGACGTATAAAAAATATGCCCAGCTCTATATTGATTCAACAACAGGAAAATCCCTATTTGAAATTCATAAAAACCAAGCAGGTGTTGGAACACGTAAGGCCTATAACATACAAAAAGGTAAGTATGCTTTAATTGATATATTAGATGGTAAATATCCTGAATATCCTATAGCTAATTTAAAAAGCAGGTTAATACGAAATCTAGTATTTGAAGAAAAATGTAATCTATGCGGTTTCGATGACAGAAGAAAAACTGATTTCTTAATCCCACTCTTACTGGATCATCATGACGGGGATAGAACTAATCACAAAAAAGACAATTTACAGCTGCTTTGCTACAACTGTTATTTTTTGTACAGTAAAAATCCTTTGGCTAAATCTTTAAAGAAAGCCAGTAGTACTGGTAATATATAAAATTGCTTATACTCATACTACAGTATAAAATATTATTACATTTACGTTTACATAAATCAAAATTAATACAAAAAAAGTATAAAGAATAGTTGGAGGCCTGCTTAATAGTTCGTATCTTTATTATATAAGAAGAAAGATAACAATTAAAAATAATAAAATGAGTAGAACAACAGAATATATTATCGAGACAATAAATGAAAGTGAAAAAGTTTCAAATTGCTGTGAATTTCCGTTAAAGGAAGGAAGTTACAGTAATGAATTTAATATAGAAACAGGCCTGTGCTCCGGTTGCCATGAAGGGTGTGGTGTGACGGTATTAGAAAAATAATAATTAACAAATAACAATTAAAAAATAATAATTATGGAAAATATAATTTTAGCAAAAGTATTTAAAGATGGCGAAACTAAAAAGCTCTATGCTTTAGATTTAAATGGAAGGGATGTATCCTGTCAGATCTGGTCTAATACTAAAAAACGTGCTTACGATAACAATAAAGCACTATCCAGTGAGGATGGATCTAGGTGGAAGTCTGTTGATATGTCTGAATTTGAAAAAGCTTTAAATATACAGCATAAAAAATCTAAAAAATTATCCACAATAGGGGAGCAACAAATGGAAATAATAAATTTTTTAAGTACAAGTATAGAGCTTAAACCAGATCTTTTAAAAATACCTGAACTTAAATGGAAATTTTTAATTAGAACCTCACTAAGAGGTAAAAATATTATGATTACAGGACCGTCAGGTTCAGGTAAAACACTAGCTGTTAGATCAATAGCAAAGGCCTTTCCTGACAGAGAGTTTTTTGTTTTTAATATGGGAGGTACGCAAGACCCGCGCGCAACGCTTATTGGTAACACTCAATTTGATCCTAAAAGAGGGACATACTTTTCTGAAAGCTTATTTGTTAAGGCAATCCAAACAGAAAATGCAATTATATTATTAGATGAGCTCTCTAGGATGCATCCAGAAGCTTCAAATATATTAATGACTGTATTAGATGAAGGTCAACGATATCTTCGATTGGATGAAAGCTCTAAACAGTCAACAATTAAAGTAGCTTCAGGAGTTACATTCGTTGCAACAGCTAATATAGGAAATGAATATACCACGACTCGAGTGCTAGATAGAGCTCTACTTGATAGGTTTACTGTTATTGAAATGGAAACGTTAGATACAGAACAGGAGTATGATTTACTATCATCACTTTACCCTAGCGTACAATCAAAGGATTTAGAGGCAATTGCTGAAATAGCTGATACTATACGAAGGGAAATAAAAAGTGACGCTCCTAGAATTACATCATTCATATCAACTAGGGCATCTGTTGAAGTAGCTAGTTTGATGTACGATGGATTTAGTCTTGAGGAAGCTGCAGAAGTTACAATCTTCCCAATGTTTAGTGAAGATGGTGGTATTGATAGTGAAAGGACGTTTATACGTCAGGTACTACAAAAATACATAACAAATGACGTAGATCTCGACAATACTGAGGAGGATCTTTTTGGAGTCGATGATATTGAAAACTAAAAAAATGGACAGTACAACTCACATATCATTTTATGTAAAAATAGGATTCGTTAAATATTGTGAAATGTATCCTTCGGATAGACTCACACAGGGAATTGATGTTACATTTGAAGAGGAGGACCCTAAAAGAGGAACACCAGCTGTATATATAATGGCAGATAAATTTGGTAGGGTATTAAAGATTGGTCAATCAGAGGATGTATTCAGCAGATGTCACAAGCAATATAAATGTGTAACTAACTCGACCAATAATAGGATTCGACAGTACATTAAAGATATTGGAAGTCCAGTTGATGTGTATATATATTCCCTACCCACGATCTTAGGAGAGATCAAGGGATACACAGTGAAAACATCACAATCCAAGGGGTTTGAATATGCTTTATTAGATGAGTACAATCAACTAAACCAAGATCTTCCATTGTTAAATGAAATGAAAAAGTAATAAAAATAGTTGGAATTGTGAATAAAAGTTCTTATCTTTAATTATAATTAAAAACAATATGAATAAATATACATCATTATCTAGTTTTTGGATGTCAGATGACACTGCATTCAAAGTAAAAGAAAAGGGAAGAGATTTAATTAAATTATCTCAGTACAGGAGAGCAATTGCTAACTTTGTAAATATTGTAACTAATAAAAATATTGATGTAACTTTCAGTGATAATAATCACTCATATACAGATGGTCAAAAGGTAGTATTATCTGCTAATTTGGATGATAATAATTTTGATCCTGTAGTTGGCTTAGCTCTACATGAAGGAAGTCATATACTATTAACTGATTTTGAATTTATAAAAAAATTAAACCACGGATTCAGTCACGGTGTAATTCCACAGGAACTTGTAGATGATCTTCAATTAAAGGCAACTAATTTTCAAGAATTTGATTCGGAACAATTTATAAAGGAAAAACTTAAAATGATTTTAAATATTGTTGAAGATCGTAGAATAGATTATTTTTTATATAAAAATGCACCTGGTTACAGAGGATATTACGAAGCACTTTACAACAAATATTTCAGATGTAAAATAGTTGACAAAGGGTTAATGAGTGATGAATATACTAGCGAAGAATGGGAATCGTATGAGTTTAGGTTAATAAATATTGTAAATAAGAATACAGATTTAAATGCTTTAAAGGGATTACGTGAAATTTGGGATATACTCGATATAAAACATATTTACAGGCTTGATAGTACAGAAAATGCGTATAAAATAGCACTTAAAATATATAAGATAATTAATAAGTATGCTCAGTTTAATCCTGATAGTGAAACATCTAAATCCAAAACAGATTCTAATGATGTGGATGATAATAACATAGACAGTAAGTCTAAGCAGGAATTATCAGAAAACCAAAAACATCAACTAGGTAATGCTATAAGAAAGCAAAAAGACTTTATTAATAACAATATCAAGAAAACAAAACTTAGTAAATCTGATTATCAAAAAATACGTGCCATGGAGAAGGCTAATACTACAGTAAAAACAGTACAGTATGATAATATCTATAGCGATAGTAAGAGTGAGGTTGATGTAATAGTAGTTAAAAATTTAAATAAACCTTTTATAGACGCAGACCCGTACATGCTTTTTCAAAGTGACTATATGGCTGGGGCTCAACATACTCAAGATTATATTAATGATGGTATTAGACTTGGCGTGCTATTAGGAAAGAAATTAAAAATTACTAATGAAAGTAGAACAACTAATTTTACTCGGCAAAAAAGAGGAAAAATAGATAGAAGGTTACTGGCTGAATTGGGATGTAATAATGATGCTATATTCTATAGAGATCAAACAGATCAATATAAAAATTCGTTTGTTCATATTTCAATTGACGGGTCAGGTTCAATGGGGGGTATCAGGATAGAGAATGCAATTAGATCGTCCATAGCTATCGCAAAAGCAGCTAGTATGAATGAAGGTATCGAGGTTGTGATATCGTTCAGGTACACAACTGTTTCAGCTGGGGAGTACCCGGTAGTGGTGATAGCATACGACAGTAGAAAGGATAAATTTAGTAAAATTCCACGATTGTTTCCATATCTGTATATTGCAGGAGTGACACCAGAGAGTCTATGCTTTGACGCAATTAAAGATGAAATAACTAATTCAGTGAGTAAGGATGTAAATAAATATTTTATTAATATGTCAGATGGCGCGCCAAATTATCACAGATCTGCCAGGCCTAGAATATATTACGGAGGTCACGTCGCTATTAAACACTGCAAAAAAATGATAAAGGAATTTGAAAAAAATGATGTAAAGGTACTGAGCTATTTTATTAGCGAATCATCATCTAGTTTAAATACGTTTAATGCGATGTACGGAGAAAAAAATACTGCATTAATTAATACTTACTCCGTTACTGAAATAGCTAAATCATTAAATAAATTATTTCTTTCATCAGACAGTATAGTAAAAATATAATATGGAATCAATAGAGTTTTTATTTCAAGAAAAATATTTATATACTTTTTTATTAATAATACTCGGTGGCGGGTTTTTACTACTATTAAATACCAGGGGTATACACAAAGAAAAAAAAGATAGTGATAGTGACGATTTTAAAATTGATTTATTTGATTAATGAGTGGAAAAACAACATATAAAAAAGTATGTAAATTAATTGACTGGTTAGTTGCTAAAGAAGAAGCTTCTGAAAGAGTAGCATCAGTAACAGTGAGAAACGTACTAAAAGGAGCCCTGGTAAGACATGCTGATAACTGCGGGTATGATATGGACACTAAGCCTAGTGATTATAGCCTTATAGTAGATGAAATAAATAACGGTAATTGTAGGTTTACACTAACACATTACGAAGCAAGGACCTTAAATAGGATAGTGAGAAAATTTAAATTAAATGAAAAATTATGAATTTCGAAGAAAAATCAACTGAAATAATAAAAGCCATATTGAGTGCTGTACAAAAAAAAGATGATCCAGTAAAAGATTTATTGGAAGCTTATGTGAAAAAACATTTAGAGGAAACGTACAACAAGGGAATACTGAGTGCTAGGGCACCATATTAGGTAAGATGAAAAAAAGACCTAAAAAATATAAAAAACAAATCAAACATCCAAAGGTTGATTATCTTTCTGAGAAAACAACCGAACCAATTAAAGTTGTGAAGGGAAAATATGAAAATATCCCTTTACCTCCATTTGTTAAAGAATTGGAAATATTGATTAGGAAACAACAAAGATTAGGAGCAATAAAATTACTTTCAGATCATACTAGATTAGGGATACAAGAAAGTAAAAAAGCAATCGATGTATACTGTGAGGAGGGTAAATGGAACCACATTGAATTTGAATTGAAAAACGCTGAATTTGATTTACTAGATTTAGTATTTAAGCAGATTTATAATAAAAACATTGATAGTTTTAAAAATGATCAGGTACTTTCTGAACAAAGAAAAAAATGGTTTGAAAATAATATACAAAAAGGAACTATAAAGAATTTTTTAACTTTTGGTGAGGGATTTTCACTTGCTAAAAAATATGGATTGGCTGTAGTTGAAAGATATGAAGATAATGTCTGGAAGCATATTAAAACAAATTATATTTTAATACCAAAAAAATGAAAATAAGAATATTAATTTAAGATTAATAAAAAATAAAATAAAATGGGTAAGAGAGAAATAACACCAGAAATTGAAGCAAAAGTAGCAGAATATGTTTATGAAAACTATAAAACATACAAAAACAAACAATTAATTATTGAAGATAAAGGTAATTTTTATACAGTTAAAACAAATATTAACGCCGGAGCATTAGTGTTAGGTAAAAAAATAATTTAACATGAAAAAAAATATTGATTGGGGTCAATTACTTTTAATAATAATGACACTATTTTTTATGGCAATGTTGGTAGTTGTTGCTATTGATATAGGACAAGACATAGAAGCATTAGGAGATATATTAAGTGATAAATAAAATAATGAACAAATGAGCAAAAACATATATGAATTTGATAAAAATGATGTGGTGGTAAGAGTTGAACCATCTAGAATAATAGGTTATTCAATAATAAACCCAGATGGTACTCGAGATCGTAGTTATATTGGTGAAAAACTAATATTTGTAGGTGTTACAAATGGATGTATTTATTTAAAGCGCACTGATGAAGTACAGGTTAAAGTGTTTGGTGATAAGCTAGTTGAATTACCATTAGATCTTTTTAGTGATGGGTGGAACTACTATCAAAGTCCTTCTTCATTATTAGAGTCAGATGATAATATAATTGTATCAGATGAAGAGTTACGTAAGCAAATTGAATTAGCTGTTGCAGATGAAAATTATGAAAAAGCAGATCGGCTTTCTAAAAAACTGAAAAATAAATAATGGGAAAGATATTACTGCTATTATTATTATTAAATAATATACAAATAGGTGACGGGGGTACTAGTATGACAAAAGATACAAATAAAGGAGAAATAATACAATGGGGTGATTATGAGTGGCTGTCACAAGAGCGATGGGGACAGATACACCCTGATAAGGCATTACAGTGGTACGATCCCACGGCGATAGAGATAAACGATATGGGTCAGTTGACATTAAAGACTCATTATAACTTTAAGTATTTCGAAGAGCTGGACATTGAAAGTACTATTGGTGTAGGTTTTATGTCCAATACTACAGAGTTTGGGTATGGGTATTTTGAAATAGAAGCGAAATTACCCAGTGGAAGGTATTTGTGGCCAGCCTTTTGGATGTGGTCGTTTCAGTCGTGGCCACCAGAGATAGATATATTCGAAGGATACACAAAGAATAGGAGTGGTTACTTCAGGTTCAATATAAGGAATCCTCTTGGGTTCTGGCATGTTAATACAAACGTGCATGTTGGATACATGCCAAATAATTACAGTATTGGTGCAAAGTCCCATTGGATGGGCTTTAAAGATCCTAGAAAACATTTTATAAAATATGGATGTGAGTGGACGGAGAATCATATTAAAATTTACTATAACGGAAGACTCGTTAGACGTATTACTGATGAGGATATAATAGGAAAGTTAAGAGGTAAGACAATGAATGTAATATTAAATAATGCAGTGTCACAGGGAATAGATGTGGATAATCCTACAAGGTCAAGGTTTGTAATTAATTATTTTAAATATAAGCCGTTAAAATAAAAGTTATGAAAAATGATTCTTGAAATACAACATATTAATAATTTTATATTTGCTATTACTGGTGTTATTGGGTTATTAATTACAATAGGGTTTATCATTTATATTACTTATAAAGACCAAACAATAGATATAAACAAACAATTTTATAAAGAAGTGTTAAAAAGCCAAGTTAAAATATCAAAGAAAAAAATTAAATGCTTAATAAAAAACTACTCAAGGAATTAAAGTTATGAAAAATTATGAAGTTGTAATAATAAATGATAATGATATTGAGATGGGACAAGCATCAGGAAAGTGTACATTAACAGGTACTCCTTATAGAACGTGTTGGTTTAAAATTGAGGAATATAATAAATGGGTAAATGGGACACTTATACAATACGCGATGCCTGATCTAAGTGTAGATGACAGGGAATTTCTAATATCCGGGGTATCACCAAATGCATTTGATGATTTATTTAAGGAGGAAGATGTCTAATTTATTTATAATCACAATATTAATAATAACAGTAATTGGAGTTTTTTATTGGAAATATAAAAATGAAATATAAAGAAAATAAATGATGAGTATGTATAAATTATATTTAGTTAGTTTCACTTTAAACTCAGATGGTATATATTGCCTTAAACCAGGCATAACATCTTACTCAAATGTAGAGAAAAGATTTAGTAGGGCCATTAGTGATGGAATAATTAAAAATTTTAAAATATGGACATCAGGCTGGGTAATAAATGAAGATACAGCTAGGTTCCTTGAAAATAATTTGCAAGACAAGGTAAAAGACAAATTTGGAGGATATAAACACCCGGATGGTGAAATTAGATTTCATAATTTTTTTACTCTAGTGAAATATAACGGTATTACTGAAATGCGAAAATTTGATAAGGACGAAAAACAATATATATTTGACTATATAACGGAAAATACACAAACATACGATCAAATAAAAGTAGTACGATGACACTTAAATTCAAATGTTTAAAAAAAGCCCTAGTTCAAAAACGTATATTAAAATTAATGAAAATTGAAAACCAAAAGGTTCAACAATGTTGTGGTAGAAGGGATTGGGAGTCAGCGGGTAAATATTTACATTTTAGTAAGGCGTCAGTAAAAGCGTACAGAAGGATTAAAAAAATAGAGAAATGAAACGGATATATGATAAATTAGTAAGAGATAGGATTCCTGAAATCATAATTGATGAAGGTAATGAACCGGTGTATCGTGTTGAGGGTAATGATGCAATGTACTGGGACAGGTTAATATCAAAGTTACATGAAGAAGTAACAGAATTGGGGGATGATAAAACAATAGAGGAGATAGCAGATATACTCGAAGTGATTTACGCAATATGTAGATTCCAGGACATCGATTTACGTGAAGTTGAAAACATCAGAGTTCACAAGAAATTTTGTAATGGTGGATATGATAAGAGATATATTTTACAAACAGTAAATGATAAATAAATGTGGTATAGATTTAGTAAGACAAATTGGGTTTGGGATATACCTGTGAGAGCAAAAGATCCTTATGCATATGTGAAAGCAGATAATAAAAATCTTGCTATCGAAAAATTAAATTCAAGCACTAACGTGTCACGGAAATACAATAAAAGAGGTGTAGATAATATTGATGAAGTTTTTTGTGTGCCTATGGAGCACGTTAATTTAGTAGTATTCGACAATAGTAATAACAATGGCTAAAGGAATAAATTTACTTAAATTAATATTAATTGCAATTATAGTAGGTATTGCGACTGTATGTGTTTGTGGTATGTACATAATAATAATGTTATGCTTATATGTTTATCATCGTGTTAAACAAGTAATAAATTATTTTAAATAATGACATCACATAAAATAATACCTCCTTTATTTGAAGAAGAAGAATTCTATGAATATTTATTTAGTATATGGACAATGAGTGAACACAAGGAAAATATCCCAACTCAATTTTATAAAGATTTAATACAATATTTTGAAGAAACAGAAAATTACGAAAGATGTACGGAACTTGTTAAACTCATCAAAGACAGGGATGATTTTTAACGAGGAGGAGCTAGACTTTATAAAAACCTGTGCAAAGCAATGTCTACCATTTTCGAGTGCATCGGGCATTAACGAAGACTTTTTATTAGATATAATATTAAAGTGTAAAACTCAATTAAATGAAAGAACCAATAGCAGTGGTGTTTAGAGCGTCGCAAAAAGCTAAATTACATAAGATGATAGTATTTAAAAATCACACTATAGACGAAGTACTGTCAAATACTAAAAAGAGACCATTATTACCATATACAAATCACATCGATACGATCGGAGTTGGTAAAAGTTTTATTACTAGATATCAGGAAAAATACAAAATAAAAAACTTTAAAGAGTTGGAATAATCAATAAAATTTAATATATTAATATATGATAGTCAAAACAAAAAGAACAGCTGTTCTTAAAAGGGTACCTCCAGGAGACCAGTGGATTCCAATTAACGAAGAGGGTGATGAATTTATATTTACATCACTTACAGAAGGTATTAATTACATATACAAAGAAACCAAAGCTAGGGAATATCATATGTCAGCTGAATCAGGTATAGTGTACACGGTGGAAGAATTGTCCCAGGAATTAGACGATGAACCTACTGAATCGATTGTTAGAAAATATAATATTTACGGAGAAATAGAAAAATAGATGACATCAAAGGAATTATTAATATCGTACATATACCCAGACGCACCTACAGTAAAATATAATATATATGGATGTGGTGCGAAGCGTGATGGTAAATACGAACATTATAGAATTTTTAAACGAGCTCGTAATTCGACAGACTGTGAAATCACAAATGAGTCAACTGTATTTACTAAAATACCATCGATGGATAAACTTTCAGAAATAATAAATACAAATAAATGATGAACATAATAACTAAGGTAAAGAATTTATTTAAACGGGCACCTAAAGTTGTACATATAGAAGACAGTGTACGAATATCTGATCAAACAAAACAAACATATATTGAGATAGGGCTGAATGCATTAATAGCGTGTGAGTGCGATGAATTTACACATTACAGTCAAAACCAGACAATAACATATAACAGAAGAGAAATGATACATTATTTGTTTACTTACCCAGATCGTATAAAGCATCATTGGGAATCAAAACCAGGGAGACAGATATTTTTAATGTACGTTGACTCGTGGACTGAACATCTATTAACAATAAAGGATATAGTTAAATGATCACTGACAGTCAAAGATTCCTTAATTTACCAATTATAAAGGTATTGGTTTTGTATGAATCTATATTGAAAATGGAATCAGCTGATATTATAGACTGGGAACGTATGTACTGGGATACTGATCGGGATAGCATGTATAGTGCTAGATTTCTCCCGCGGGATGGGTACATGCATGCTAGAGCTCAATTGGCGGATTCTTACAGTAAAATAATTAAAGTCTTTACAGCTGGAAGACCAAGACCATTACAAGGTGATTATTTATCCATAGATGATAAACGAAATTTTGCATTTAAGTTCAAAGTAACGGAATCAGAATCATGGTCGTTTAATCAAATTAACAAAGAACTTGTACGTAATTACCGTGATGTGTACGAGGAGACTACAAAAGTTAAGGCAGAGGAAATACGTATACGGTACTGGTCGTTAATAACATTACACGATTTAGTATAATATAATAGTAATAATAAAATAAAATAATATGACAAGTAAAGAATTTGTGGCATTTATAAAAGGAATGGCATTAGGAATAGATGGTACACCAAATGAAGAACAATGGGCAATCATACTCAAACGATTGATGGGTGTTATCAACGATAGTGATAGAAGGGATGATTCAATTCCTAATATTGTAAAAGAAATATCAAAAGAAGTTGAAAGGGTAGTAAAACCGTTAACAAAAAAGTTCCCAGGTACACCTCCTGATATTTTTATGTGATATATTATATATGGTGTTTAATTAAAAATTATTACCAATTAATAAAAATAAAATATTATCCCATTTAAACAGTACTGTGGAAATACTAGAAGTGTTACTAAAAACACTTAACAGGAATATAGAATTAAAATCAGAAATAAAGTCAAAAATAAAAACAACACAGGGCAATGAAAAAATATCTTGGATTAAAAAATATAATGCATTGTTCATAAAATAAATTGTAGGTGATGAAATTGGTAAACATATCCCCTCGCAGAGGTATAAAGTATTATTGCTAACATATTTATAAATAAAAAAATGATTAGACTCAAAGATATATTAAACGAAGGTATTACTTCCCAACCAAATAAAGTTGCTGGCGAGTTTAGAAAAGAGCTTAAAGACATGAAAAAAATACTTTTTATATTATTTATTATTATAACACAAATTGGTTATTCTCAGTACTACGATGATCTTTATTACGATTCATCTTATGATGGATATTATGGTGGTAATGAGCATTTAACCAGCGACACAATTGAAGAAGATGGAACTACTACTATTACCAACAATTATTATATGGCTGATTGGGATGATTATTATTACACAAGAAGAATCAGACTAAGATACTGGCGATATTGGAAGCCGTATTATTATTGTCATTGGACTTACCCTTATTATTATAACCCACATTACGCTTATAACACGTATTACAGTTATTGGGGGTATCACACCACAACGTACATAACGCCGTATTATTCATATTACTATAACAATTATAATAATAGTCATTATACAACATATTACGGTAATAAGAACACTTATTACGGTCACAGATCTAGTTCTTCATCTAATTCAGGTGGTACGAGGAAATACAAAAGCAAACCAAATAAGGTTATGGTGTCAAAGACAAGGAGCGGTGTGGCACAGAAGACTGTTACAAATAATAAGGTAACTACCAAACGTGTTGAGCCAAAAAGAAATTATCACAAGTATAACGTAAGTAGAGGGGGTCCTGCAAAAACAACAACAACTAAACCATCGGTTAGGTCAACAAAACAAACACACAACAGAGGCACGAGAACATTTTCCAAGCCTACGTCAAATAGGAGTCTCAGTCCAAAAGTTGGAATTCAAAAGGGAAGGAGGTAGACTGTCACTATTAAAGAAACTTAAATGATTAAGTTAAAAGACATATCCACTCACATCTCAATCCATAAAGAAAATTAAGAAATGATTAAATTAAAAGAAGCTGCTCTCGAGTCTTTAAAACAAATGAGATTAATATGAATGAACCTATTGAATTCCACCTAGATATAGCCATACAAGAATGTATTGTTGAATTTGAAGAAGAAATTGAATTATATAAAACGTATGGAGGTAGTTAAATTATGAAAAAATGACAAAGAGAGATATTACAACAATTATTGACATAGCAAAGGTTGGTAGAAATGAGGCCTATCAATTGTACATCCATGGAGTAATCAGCAGGGAAGAGATGTATGATTATCTACATGAACGGATGATGTGGCTACTTCAAGAATCAGAAAATGAAAGAAGGTATAAATAAAGATCTAGGACATTTTATATTAAGACAAGAGGATTATAGCAGCACCGTTAATTGGTTATCAAACCACAGACATAAATTCCTGTGTAATGTTTATGACAGGGTTAAATATGCTGTTGAAAATAATAAAGAAAAAGTTAAGTTATATGATTTTACCTCTAGAGGCAAAGTGCTAAAAAGATATAACATTAAAACAGATGAAATATTAAATGGGAACTATATTACAAATACAATGTTATCCTATTTTGAAAGAGAAGAACATTATGATAAATGTTCAAATATAGTTAAGTGGTTAAATAAAAATAAAAATGAGTAAAAAGATTTGGTTAATAGATATTGACGGTACTGTTTGCGAGGACATACCTAATGAAACACCTGAATTATTTGAAACAGCTGGGGTTTATCCAGATGCACTAATTCAAGTTAATAAATGGTACGACAACGGGGACACGGTTTACTTTTTTACAGCGCGCTTAGAAGAGCACAGAAAAGCTACTGAAAAGTGGATGAAAGATAACGGATTTAAGTACCATGGAATATTATTTAATAAACCGCGCATCAAAAATGGTCAAACATATCATTGGGTAGATAATCGCCCTGTTAAAGCAACTCAATATATTGGTACGTTTGGAGATATGGTTAAAGAGACAAAGGAAATAGAAGTATTTAAAAAATAAAAAGTTGAGTAATAAGGAACAAGTTGAGCACCCCAATCACTACAACAGGGGCAAAATTGAAATGTGGGATTACGCTTACGAACACGATTTAAATTTCTTCGAAGGAAATATAGTAAAGTACGTTACAAGATGGAGAGATAAAAACGGGTTACAAGATTTGCAAAAAGCGAAGACCTATCTAAATAAATTAATCGAGCTCGAAGAAAATAAAAATTCAACTAGTTAATTAGTTGGAAGTCTGGTAATTAATTCGTATCTTTATTATATAAGAAGAAAGATAAAGATATGACAGTTTTAGAAGCAATAGTACAGGAAATGGATAGGTTGGGATTAGATAGTGCAACCGGTATTAATGTATGTGAGTTAATAGATCGACATGATATTGATGTATTACCCCAAGTAGCAGGATTAGTTAATTCATGGAAAGGTCAACAAGATAAATAAAAATTAACAATTAAAAAATAATAATAAAATGGAAAAAAAAGAATATTTTAAATTAATCAGAGAGGTCATGAAAACAGTCCGCCGAAAAGGGCTTTCCTATATACGAGTATTTAGTGAACCTAGAAAAAAAACAGGTTACAGGACTAAAGTATATATGGCGACTTCAGAGCTCTGCAGAGCCCTCAAAATGGCCGAGCACATTAAAACAGTAGCGCCGTACGGGCTTACCGTTGAGGTAATAGAAGGATTCAGTATGTGGAATGCATTTGGTGATGGTGGTGTTGGATACAGTGTTGTATTGAGACCTATTAATAAGGTGATTAGTGAATAGTCCACAAGAGCGGGATTTGTATAAGAATCAAAACATCCTTAAAATAAACATTGGAGATATAATGCTACATGATGGGTATCCTATTGACAAAGATAATGAGTTGGTTAAAGTAAGGATAGATGGTTTTATTGAAGACACTAATTCGATTAAATGCTCATTCTTTGATGAACACTTCACTAACCATGTTACAACTAAAGATGAATTATATCAAATTAAATAATATGACAATACCAGAAAAATGGTTTAATAAAACGACTGTACATCAAGGTAGCGGTTTTGTTAAGGTACGGGATATTCATGAAAGACTTATTTACAGCGACGCGCGCATCAGAATCAATAAATGGTACGTGATGCTAAGTAAAAGTATATTGATGACAAAAGAAAATATATTAGAAGCAGATAATATATGGTTATATTTTAAAAAGATTAAACAGCAGACAAAACAAACATAGTGTGACCAACCGCAGTCGGATCACCCAACATATGTCTTGTCACACACAACAGCAAACGGATGAAAAAAATAGGCAGTCTCCCACAACTCACACACCTTGCAACACAAATGACGCACGCGACAAAAATGTACGAACTGCAAACTAGGTTTAGGAGTTGGGTGGTAAACAATCCTTCAGCAGCCTGCTTTCAAGGGGATGAAGATCAGATAGAAGAGTGGTTGGTGAGAACAGTACAAAATGAATATCCACATCCACTTACACAGTCGGATATGAAACGGGCAAATACCTTATGGAAACAATATAAATAATATGTGGACGGCAGACAGTAATAAAGAAAATGAAGAGCAATATGACGTGATACTAGCGTGGTTACCTAAATCAACTAGAGAGGATATTCTTGAAAGAGCCGACTTACATATTTGGTGGCAAGAGAATGAGGGGGAACGGGAATTAGATGACAAAACAAAAGCGTTAATAAAACACACGTACGTACTTGCTTCGTCACAAGCACTGGGAGATAGAATAGATTGGGATGAGTGAGAGGGGTTAACAGGAAATATTACCACATGACTACCGATGAAGAAAACGCACTGGTAAAGAAAGTACTTGACGGAGACAAGGAAGCGTTCACACCTTTATTTTACAAGTACAAACCTATATTCTTTAGTAACTTAAAAAAGAAGTACGACAGTTTTTACAGCGTGGATGAAATAGAGGATATGTCGTTGAGGTTCTTGGGGAAAATGTCAGGTAAGCTTCATCAGTACGATCCTGAAAGGGCTCAGTTAGGGACTTGGATAACACGCTCCATGGATAACTTTTTCATTGACTGTTACAAGGAGAAAATGCGGGAAAAAAAGAAAGGGATATCGTCACTGGATGCGATTCCTAATATATATCACGGTGCACAATCTGACAGTACGGAAGTGTACTTGAAAAGGAAAAGACAAAGAAAGTCAATTAACGATATGGTAAGTAAATTGACTGAAGAAGATAAAATTATTTACGAAGAAGTATTTGTAAAGGAACGACCAGCAATCACAGTCGCAAAGGAACTGGGCGTAAAGAGAAGTACATTTGATTACAGGGTACAGAGATTTAGAAGACGCGCGGCAGAACTTATAAAGAGAAATGAAAATTAAAAAAGAAGAAAAGATGGAAAAAGAAATCAAGAACCGCACAATGGGCGAACTAAGACAAACTAAAGAATATTACACACATCCAGTGTCGTACGTAAAGGCAAAGCAGGAGAATGCAATTGTTAGATTCCGCAGTAAGAGTGAACTAGAAGAATTTATCTTTCGGGCAGTAAAGAAAGTGTTACGAGTAGGTAAGTATAAAGCTTTACCTGGATTACAGAATGACGTTAAAGAGTACGTTAACAGGTGGTACGAGATGTAAAAGTAAGTGAATACCTTTCGATTCAAGTTCTTTTTTACAGAATAGAGTGGTAAGAGGGAGGGAGGGAGTGTTTGTACGGAAATACCCCAAGTTTAACGAGATGTACAGAAAAACCATTTATTTATATAGTCAGTTCAGTGAAAAGAGGGGGAGTGTGTGATGGGGATGGACGGGAGATCATACAGGCCCGCGCAATATACCAACTTTTTCTTCTATAGACCACACTAATACCTTTAAGCAAACCATGTTATCATACGCTCTCCGTACGTATCCCCTTACAATAGAATACCTTATAAGGACTAGTAAAAGGAATTAGGGAGAGAGGGTCTTTTTAAAGCTAAATACATCAGGGATTAGTTGGAATTGTGAATTAATGTTCGTATCTTTAGCTATTCAATGTATTCGTTACTCTTTTAACGATGATGGGTTACATATATAGAAGTTATTATATTTAACACTCTCCTATATATAATCTGAAGAATGCCCGTGATATTCCATGTTCCTCGAATTACCTCAACACCGAATAGCGTTAATGATCAATGGTTTTATATAGGCCCATGGTTACAGTGACAAGGTTTTAAAATGCTTAGGTGAATGTGTATAAAAAAGAATAGTCTTAGCTAACTCCTTACAATAGAACTACTTTAAAAGGCTGGAATGTAAAAAGAGCCCATAATATTGTTTTTACAGAATATCATGAGCTCTTATTGAATGTAACTTATTGTGTGTTTTTAGCGTAACTTATCTTCTCACTAACGTTCGAAGAGTTTAATTGTTTAAAATACTTATTAACTATATTTTTAAAACATATATCAATAATATATTATATACTATATAATTATAAAAATAAAATTGGTAAACACTGTTTCTCCAAACTTATTTCAAATTAATTTACTTTTTATTAAGGAACAGTTGGAAGTCTGCATTATTCTTCGTATCTTTATTATATAAGGAAAGAGATAATAAAACAACAAACAACAAAAATTATGAATATTGAAAATTTAATCCAATTATTTGCCGAAGCTAAATATGAATCAACAACTTACCCAGGTGACCTATCTGGTAAGACTTATTGGGAAGGAGCTCAAGCAGCTTATCTCAAGATTTTAAATGCAGTGCATCCAGATTGGGGATCAACTAAAAGGGGCAAGGAGGTTTGGATGTGTGGGGCTTCTGATAAAGCTGTATTGATTAACAAAGCATCGTAGAGTAATGACAAATAAAGAAGCTTACGACTTACTGAAAAGATTAGGACACAACTGGGCAAACGAACCGTACAATCCTGATCATCATTATCTTGACGAAGCGATTGAAGCTTACAGAGATATGAAAAGATAAAACATATATAAGGTTGTTCCTAAGTTGGATGATGTACTGTTGGAGCCGGGAACCTTATTTAATACCACCAACAATTGGTCGTTGTTGGAGATTATCAGCGGATGCATCGTTTGGGGTGAGTTGGTAGCACCCCACAAATTGACCAACACATATTATAACAATGTAAGGTGCCCGGTAAGGGTTAAATGCTCGGAGGATAGCTCCAGCCTTATATTGTTTTTATAATTGCCCTTTTTATTGCGGAATAGTTGGTCCTTTGAGGAATAGTTCGTATCTTTATTATATAAGAAGAAAGATAACAATTAAAGCAATGACAAAGAAAAACAACAAACTCAATTTTAAGACGTTTCAGGAAGCGCGCAATCCCAATCAATTATTCAATGACATGACTAACCTAGTAGATATGGTTCGTTCCGGAGTTTCTCCTTCATTGATAATCTCAGGAATGCCGGGCTTAGGTAAAACATTCCTAACACTTCAAAAGCTCAGAAGAGCTGGGTACAAGGAAGGAGTTGATTTCATTCACGTTAAAGGTCGGAGCACGGCAGCAGGAATGTTCATCACTCTATTTGAGAACTCTGATAAATTAATTATATTCGATGATTGCGATTCCGTATTCAAAGATAAAGATGCTATCAATTTACTTAAAGGAGCTCTTGACAGCTACGACAAAAGGACAATTGGATGGTTGGCTGCTAAACCGTTAAAAGATCAAGACGGGCTAGCCTTACCACGCTTCTTTAATTTTACAGGTCGTGTAATTTTTATTACTAACATCGCCGCGGGTGATATTGACAGCGCTATTAAAAGTAGAAGCTTCATTATCGACATCATGCTTAACGCGTCACAGATGCTTAAGAGAATGAAAACATTGCTTCCTCAGATTGAGCCACAAATTGAAGATATAAAAATTAAAAAGGACGCACTAAATGCACTAGCATCAGCTCACAAAAAGTTTGACGGTGTTAACTTAAACTTCAGAAGCTTAATTAAAGCTATAAGGATAAGACAAATGAACTTCAGTAACTGGAGGAAGATGATCACTGAACAAGTAATAGGGTAGTACTATGAGAGTTAGCGTATATGAGTTAGAGGCGGAAGCTAAGAAAGAATTAATAGTCAAACAGTTACAAGCTGTAATTGACAGGTACGAGGAACAGAAAGGTGATTCAGTCTTCTCGTATCTTCGCTGTCCAGTTGAAAGTTATACAACTAAAGGTAAGGTAAAGGGCTTAAAGAAAGCTTTAAAAATAATTAATGAAATACTTTAAGGAATAGTTGGAAGTCCGAGGAATAGTTCGTATCTTTATTATATAAGGAAAGAGATAATAAAAACAGCAATTATGAAAGAAATTAAATGCACATTCGAAGATGGATCCAATTACTTTACTACTGTATTTACAGAAGCACCAGATTCATTAATATCAGATTATTATAATGGTCTTACTATTGTAGTATCAGGAAATCTCAAAACTGTAACTAAAGCAGAAATACAATAATATGGAATATTTAAATGAAGTTAATGTTTTATTACTGTCATGTACAGTAACATTGTTAGTAAGTATTATTGTGGGTCTCATTGCAACAGAGATCGAGAACAAAAAGACTCAAAAAATTTTAAAAAAGGTAGAGAATAAGTTGGAAGTCTGATAAAAAGTTCGTATCTTTATTATATAAGAAATAAATAATAAAACAACAACAATTAAAAAATAAAAATTATGTCAGAGATAAAAGCATTAAACATATTAGAAGTCAAAGAACAAATTCCTAGAGCGTTTCAACCAACACCAGCTGTATCACGTACTAACAAGTACACAGTATTAAACACTGTCGATGCACTTAAGGAATTACAGAATCAAGGTTGGTTACCTTACGAGGCGTTTCCGCTACGAAAGTTCAATCCGGAAGCTAAACAAGATTACAGCACCCACTGTGTTAAACTAAGACACATTAATTTCTTTCAGTCACCTACTGAAGTGAACGAAACAATTCCTGAGATACTGTTAATCAATTCGTACACAGGAATGAGTTCATTTAAATTACTTGCGGGCCATTTCAGACTAGTATGTGAGAACGGAATGGTAGTTATGGATGACAGTAAAGCGAATACAAAGACTCGAGTAATCCACAGGGGCGATCTAGATGTTAAAACCATCGTAGGAGCAGCTGTTCAAGCAGTTACTGATAGTGTTAAACAAATCGAAACATTTAAACATATAATGCTAACAACTAAGGAGCAAAGAGATCTAGCTAAAAAGGCACTCACGTTAAGGACAAGTGGAAGACAGTTGTCAGGGGGTACCCCAATCATAGGCGATCTATTAAAAGTCAGAAGGCCCGAAGATGAAGGGAACAGTGCTTGGTTAGTATTAAACAGATTACAAGAAGCCATTATAAGAGGTGGTATCAGAGTAAGAGGTAAGAACGGTACAATCAGAACAATGGGTAAAGTCAGATCAGACGAGAGCTCACTCGCACTCAATCAGAAAGTATGGGACTTAGTAGCTCAAACAGTATAATAATAATGTAACTGAATCGTGAGCCCCCGGCAGATTGGACAGAACACACGTCCATAGGGGGTCGTTCAGTAAACATAATATAACAGAATATAGTTGTTGTTTTTCCCACCGCGCAAGCTAGCATCATATCAATATTGATAAGCTAGCTTGTGCTATATCTGTATATATCGAACACAATATAATTAATATAATAATAACATATATAATAAAATGTAATATGACAGGCCAGACCTCGCCCCTTATAATATAAAGATACGAAGAATAATTCAGATAAACAACTAATCGACAGATATAATTTAAAATAATATGGCGGGCATCACAAACAATACAATAACAACAATAACAATTAATAATACTACGGTACAGCAACGTATATATAACACATCAATCACTCCCTGTGCGCACATATAATATAACGACTCGATAATAATATAATAATTAAATCGATTCGAATATTATAATATAAATAATATAATCGATATTATATAATCTGTATATAATTTTAAATAAATAATTAAATATAATATATAATATAACTATATTTGAATTCAATTAAATAATAAAATAATTTTTTTAACGTTAAACTGAATATTTTTAATTAAAAATTATATAAACTGTAAATAATATATTATAAAAACAGATATATAAAATTTATATATAATACAGTACTATAATAAACGCTACATCAGAAAAATAACGGGGGGTGAGAAGTGAATCTGTGTGGTGTGTATGTCCATGTTAGTTTTTTTACCTATAGGCTACTGGTTGTAAATAATACACTAAGTGTAACACCTCCACACCACCTTTACACCCACACACGCTGCGCCCATCACCACACACACACATCCACCTTTTCCTTTTCAAAACATTTCCCCCGAAATCCAAACCTGCAAGGATTCTCAAAAAACAAAAACCGGGCCAACTAACAACCACTGTTTAGCTTATTACTATTATATTGTTCAGATCTGTTATTTTTGCAGCTCCTTACATATTTATATTCGCACACATTTTACAGTGTAAAAAAGTTGGATAATTGCGGTAAAGTTCTTATCTTTATATTACAGTAAAAAGATACAATATGACTAAAAAATTTAACATTAAAGAATGGCAAGATAAAGCATTAAAAGAAAGAACGGTACTAGGCCTAGAAGGTCTAGAGGATGTTAAGGATGCATACTATGGTATATCAGATGAACTTGCCGATATGTCAGCTCATATCGAATCCGTTAGAAACACTCCTGCAGGTATGAAGTGGGAAGAGCAGAAGCTAGGTAAAGGTGGATTTCAGAAAGAAATTAAATTATTCCAAAAAATAGAAAGATTGTTCCATTCAAGTAAATTAGGAAAAGCACTATAGAGTAAAAAGATACAATATGACTAAAAAATTTAACATTAAAGAATGGCAACAGAAACATCTACTTAAAGAACATGCATTAGGAGAACTTCCAAGTGATAAGCTTATGAAGATGAAATGGAATCCATTGAAGGAATCAGATCCTGTTACTGAAGATAAGGGTGGCGATCTAGCCGATAGAGTAATATCAAACTTTAGAAAAGCACTGCGTAGGATGACTGATGATGAGGTATTTACATTCAGGGAAAAAATAGCACTGGCCATTGACGCTAAGTTAAAAGGTTAAAAGAAGAGAAAAAGATTACTATATGAAACAAGAACAAATATTTGGATTAATCAGACACGCTTTAACAATTGTTGGGGGTGCGTTGATAGCTAAAGGATACATTGACAGTGACGGCATTGAAGAGGTTTACGGATCAGTTATGGCACTCGTTGGTGTTGTGTGGTCTTACATTGACAAAAATAAAAAAAGCATAACAACATGAACAACATTAATGACATCAGAAAGAACTGGCACACAATTGTAGAGAGCTTTCGCAACACAGGTACAATTAACGAACTAGAGTTTAAAGACGAAGAAGCTTACAATGCCTATACCGATAAGCATGACGTATCACCTGATACGGAAGTTACTGTAGATGGTGAGAAGATGAAAGCTGGGGATGTAGGCGGTCAACAGGACCGGTCGACTGACAAGGAGAAAGGTCAAGATTTAGATTTTACTTCTTCAGCAGAAAAAGAAACAGGTGGTGAATCCAAGACAGATGTTCAAGGTTTTAAACTAGATAATCTTGAGTACGCGACCAGTGCACAAAAAGCTATAATAGATTTGGAGCTACTACACAACAATTCGGTATATGCTGACGATGCATCAGCTCAAGACTTTGCTGACGAAATGATGAACCTTCATACAGCTGATGATGTATTCGATTATATGAAAAACAGTGGATGGTCTGAGAATGATGCTAAACAATTTGGAAAACTTTTTGCAAGGACTAAATCAGGTGATAAGAATTGGGTACCACCAACTGCAAGTAGCGGAGATGTAAGTAGTGGAGATGATGGTGACAACGGAGATCCAGAACATTACGAACACATCGAACACGTAGGGGATTTATTCTCACACGGTATGGAGGTAGATCCCTATATCGAAGACCTAATAAACAATCAAGGTATCGACCCTCAAGAATTGGAAAATGACTTTAAAAAATGGTTCAACACGAGCGAGTGGCCACAGGACGAACAAGAGCAAGTCATTGACACTATACAACGGGTGGCGTCAGAACTTGACAGCGATTCCGATAGCGATGAAGATTGGTACGGAGATGACGATCAATTCGATATTAATCCAGACGATTATGCATCTACAACTAGGCTAGGAGATTCCGCAGAGGATTATATCGCATATGATGATGATCAAGAAGCTTATTTTATTGACTCATACGATGAAGATGATTCACAGGTCACAGTAGAGCCAGGAGATACAGTACAATTTAAAAATGTAGATGGTCAAACAGTATACGGAACAGTATCAGATGAAGCTTCTGGTAGAGATGACGATGTATATAGAATTGATGTTGACAGTATTGAAGAATCATTCACGAATCCCTTCGAAAACAAATTACTTAAAGCTACAGTAAGGCAAAAGAAACAATAATATGAAACTAAAAAAATTAATTAACGAACACTTCCTAGGCCAGCTTCCTTCAGAGAAGCTTCAGAAGATGAAGTGGAATCCACTTACTACACAAAAAGAGCCAATTCAAAAGGAACAAGCAGATGACCTCGAAGTGACAGACGATCCTATAACTGAAGTTAATTACGATCACAAGCTCCTCCGTAGAGGACAGGGTCTGGTGAACATGAAGAACATGAAAGCCTTTATTAACGGTAGTCAAGGTATGGCAGCTGATCTGGAAGAGGAAGGTTGGGATAGTGAAGACATTACAGACTTCTTTATCGCATTCGCTCGAAAGTCATTTTAGATATATAAAAAAGATAATTAATATGGCAAGTGCTAAATTCAAAAAATTCGACAAAGTAAAGGTTAAGGATATATCTGATCACACTGCTAAAAAGTACAACGGTAAGAAGGGAGTTATCTCGTCCGATGGGATGAGATATAGCGACGGTTCTTACGGTTACATGGTAAGGCTCAGGGGCAAGGATGTAGAGTTCAAGGAAACTGAATTAACTACCGAAGAGATAACTGAAGGTTCAAAGGATGAGAAACTATATAAAGCTCTTTTAAAGCAAAGAGCAGTAGCTGTAAGAAAAGGCCAAACTACACTAGTTAATTCCTTACACAAACAAATCGAGAAATTAGTTAAAACAATGCGTAAGAATAAATCAATTACCGAAGCAGGTCTTAAATTAGATTATTGTGGTAAGTGTATGCAAATGACAAATCATAAAGATAAGAAATGTCAAAAATGCAAAAAGAAAAATGAATCAGTTAATGAAAATTACAACTTAGGTCTAGGCAAAGAAATTGAGTATGAAAAGGCAATTGGTAAAGTAGTTAGCAAACTTAAAGGTATAGATGCATATGCTAAAACGACTGCAGGGTACGGTAAGACACCAGTTAACTCATCAGCCAATCATATTTACGTTACACAATATGGAAAGGTTGATAACACTAGTAAGCTTAAAAGCATATTAAAGAAAGCAGATCCTAACTTAGATGTTAGTAAATTAAAGAATAACTTCAATGCTAGTGATTCAGCGAGAAGCAAGCACGATCAAGATAATGATATTTGGAAATATAGTATTCCTAAGAAGATGGATTGGCACCAAGCTAAGAAAGCAGGCATATTAAAAACTAAGCCCATCAAGAAAATGTCCCACGATGTTGTAATTGATCTATTAGATATGATGGCACCTTATACTTCAAAACAACATGAACTTGCAGATCAAAAATGGACATCATTAGATAGCTTCATGCAACATGCTTCTGATCTTATAAGTGGTAGTAACTGGAAGAAGTTTCAACAATCAGTTAAAAAGAAATACCCAGTATTAGAATCAGTTAGTGAAGCTACTATTATGACGCGCGCACAAACTATATGGAAAGATCTTAAAAAATACCCAATACAAAAACCAACAAGTGGAATGGCAAACAAAGCAGACTTTGCAGCACTAATACACTTCTCAGGTCAAACATGGGCTAAAAATGTAGCTGGGGGAAAGTGGATTCGGACTGACATAAAAAACCCCAATTTTCCTAATAAAAATCCAAACATAATATCTTCTAACGACCTTGATAAAAAGTTGCGTACGCAGAATAAAGTTCAAATTAAGGAAGGCAAATTAACTAAAGAATCAGTTAATGAAGCTAAGAATAAAATTAAACCTGGAACTGAGATACGCTGGCCTTCCAATCACAAGAACAAGAGTTTGGCAGGACGATCGGGATATGTTGCAAAGATAAAAGGTAGTAATGCATTAATGAACATGCACGATAATAGCAATAATAAAGCTATGTGGATTCCTGTTCCAATTAAAGACTTACCTGAATATAAAAAATCAATTAATGGTGATTTTCCAAAACAATACGCCAAAGCATATGCCAAAGCAACTGGTAATGAATCAGTTAATGAAGCAGAAAGTTCTTCTCAAACAATAAAGTACTTGCATAAGTTATTGCGTAAGAAAGATGCTGATATTACAATTAAGAAGAAGGCCCATGGGCAGATAGTATACGTCAATGGCGAGACATCTTTTAATTTAGATGATAGAGGAATAACTGATAACGATCTTAGAAAGAAGGCTTTACAAAGAGCTTACGCTAGTTCAAAAAAGAATGAAGTTAACGAAGGCACCAGCTGGCCAAAGGAAGTCGAAGCATATGCCAAAGCAACTGGTAATGAATCAGTTAATGAATCATCGCCGCGCAGCAATACACTTTCGAGAGCTCTCCTTGTCCAAATCATTAACGAAGAATTAGATAGTTTAATGAATGTTACAGAAGATACAGTAACGTTCTCTAAAGATGAAATGGAACAACTTCACAGTAACGGTAAGGTTATTAAAATTGATCCTGAAACTAAAGAGGAACACATTTACATTTTTAGTGAGGGTACTATTATTAAAGAGAAAATAAACAATATGAATGAAGAACAATTAGATGCTAAAAAGGTTCTGACCGGTATTAAGAAGTTTCAAAAGATGTTTGGAACTAAAGCTCCTCTAGATGTTAGGAAGTATCCTAAATCAATTGGTACAATAGCTACTATTGCTTTACCGAGTGGGTCTGAAAAAGGTTCACCTGAACAAGCAAAGAAACATAAACTAATGCAAAAGGCTATCAAATCCTTAAAGCTACCTGTCTCTAAATTAGATTCAGTTAAAGGTCAAGCCACATTCTGGGTACAGTACGGGGTTGATGAATCAATTAATGAAGCTGCTTCTCAATTTAAGCATGCGGTCCAAACAGCATTAAAGGCTAATGGATATAATCTTAAACAATCAGAAGTAAAAATAGGTGCTAAGAAAGTTAGGGGTATGGGAACTAAGATAACTCTTAACGGAGAGATGATAGGTTTTGATGATAACATCCCTAAAATGATTGCTAACTTTACTAAAGCTATTAAAGACGATCCAAAGAAATATAAACTTAAGGAATCAATTGATTTAAGTGAATCAACGAATAACCTTAAAGAAGAAATTGCTAAGATCATTAGAGAAGAATTAGCTAACATTATTGTTAACGAAGACATTCGTATTGATACGGCTAAAGATATTAAACCTTCTATCATATCATTCAAGGATGCCCATGATATCAACGAAGATGACTCACAATTAGATCAAGCATTTCACGATGCTAAACCTGTTGACGAGGCTTCTCCAAAGATGAAAGTGGATAAAGATGCATCATCTGTTGGTGATATGATTAGCATGTTAGGAGCAATAGGACGGAGAGCTAGTGGCTCTAACGTTAAAAAAGAATTAGTTAAGGCTATAAAAGTGTTACAAAGTTTAAGGTCATCTATCCAAGTAGGTAGATAAAAAAAGGAAAACAATGAGTAAGAAATTTAGTATATATGATTGGAGGTTTCGTAACCTTTACAATAAGAAAGAGACTATTAATGAAGAGGCTACTAAAGACAACGTAGGTAATCTTTTTATAGTTAAAGATGGTAACGGGCACATTCATTTAGAAATAGGTGGTAGATCTGGTCAAATTAATCTAGGATATGCTGGTGGTAGGCAAATGAAAGAAATACTTGCTAAGCTTGCTAAGATGAATAAAAAATAGTGAAACTAAGAGATTTGATCCCAGAAGGTCTTGATGATTTAACAGGTGAAGATGAACTAGTTTATCAAACAGAGAAGATAATTTTTAATCCAAAAGAACCGAGTGATGAATTGAGAAAAGAGACTGGTTATAAGCGTGAACTCAGCAGACTACTACCGATAGTTAAAAAGTTTGGAATAAAAAAGGCACGAGAAATAAATAAAGCTGTACGTAAATATACAGCAACCGGATATGGTAGGATGAATAAATCTTTACGGACCGGTAAGCTACCATCGAATGCATCCCTAATCGATCAATATATAGAGATAGCTCCAAAATTTAAAGGTTCAAAGTTATTTAGGGGTATAGGAAAGGATCTATTTCAGTATATAACCTCGTTGCAATCTAAAAAAATTATTGAAAAAGCCTTTATGTCAGTAACCAAGGATCGATCGACAGCAGATAGTTTTGCAAACAAGGGTAAGGGTGGTATACTCATATTAACCGGAGCTCTTAATAAAGCAACACAAGCTCCATTACCTTATATGTACAGGGATGGTGAAGCTGAGTTTATCTTTCCGAGAAACACTAGATTAGAGATTATTAAAGTACGTGGTAGTGAAATATATACAAAAGTAAAGTAATGAAATTAAGAAAATTAATTAACGAAGCAGGAGATCAATGGACGGGTAAAGATCTTATCGATACTGCTAAAGCATTAGTGTTAGCTAAGAAGTCATTAACTGGAGCTATTCGTAATATAGATAAATTAGAAAGTAAACTAGCATCATATAAAGATAAGCCCCAAGGTAAAATATTACACAGCATAACACCAAGTCCAGGACAAGTAAAGTCAATGCGAGCCATTTTAAAAACAATGGATAAGTTAGACGATGGTATGGGAGCAATGTTTCAAAAGGCTTGGACTACGATAAAGAAAAAGTAATAATATGCCAGCAAAGAATCAAGAATTAGGTTGGATTTTATTTAATTTAAGAAGGGCTATTGAAAAGGTTCAAGACTTAAACACAAGTAAACATAAAGGAATACCGGTAGTAAGGTGGAGTAAGGAGCTGAGTAAGAGTGATAGACACGATATAGGGTTAGATATTTTAAAGCTATTCTTAACAGGGTTTGCTAACAAATATAAGTTACCGAAAAGAACAGTTAAAGGTATAGTAGATAAGTACAGGAAGATAGACTTTACCCAGGTCATGGTACAGCCTAAAAGCCAGTTAGAGTTAGCTAAGCTATTTCGAAATATGGTAGTAAAATAAATAATTAAGAAACGAATATGAAGATATCAGAAATAAAAAAGGCAATTAGAGCTGTAGTGCTTGAAGCGGTAAATGCTACAGACGTTAAATATCAGATTGAACTGTCATTACAGGACGGGCTAGGTATTAATTCCAAGGCGCTTAAAAAGGTCAAAAAGAAAGGTAAAGGGTATGAGCTTCATATGTCCAGCTACATGAACGATACTGGAGTGGATGCATTACTTAAACACGTTAATAAATCTCTTAGTACTAAACTTAAACGTACTGCCCCTGGTGTTAAGACTGGCGGGGGGATAAGACACACAATAAGTGAATCGATCAGTGAGGGTAAAATTAAAAGAGGTACGAAGATCACTTACATAAAGCAATTCGCTTTCGGTAAAGAGGGTAAGGAGACAGCTAAGGTGGTAGCTATTAAAGGTGATAAGGTGTTACTTGATAATGGAGAGGAGTTGAACGCGATAGACATTGCAATGAACAAAAAGAAATATAAATTAGAATCAATTACTGAAGCTATTAAATACAAAAAAGGTAAAACATATCAAAAGGGAAAGGATTGGACGGTTTACATGAGCAGCGGACAAGCCCATTTTGATATTAGAGTTAACAATTCAGCTGGTTGGTCTACAGATCCACATGACATTAAAGGAGAGACATTTAGGTTACTGGATGCCGGTAAACAAAGAGCAACTATTCGCTTTAAAGAAGGTAATATTAATAAGGTAGCAAAACAAATGCATGATCTTAATAGCGAAACTACTTGGGGAGAGAGAAACGGTCTTACTTCAAAAGACTACGCTGATATTATTAGAGTGTGGATTAGTATGGGGATGGAAATGAATGAATCATCACTCGGAGGACAGATCGCGGGAGATTCAGCTGAATCATTAAAAGATGAATTAAAGCAGTACGTTAAAGGTATTATCAAACAGCCTAATGATAAAGTAACATACCTACATTTGAAGAGTGCAAGTGCTGGAAAAAAGGTAGTAGCGTTATTAAAGAAGGTATACGGAATACAATCTAAAGTAGACACTCATATGTTCTCTCCATCACCAACTGTAAAATTCGATAATGACCAAATGTTAGAATCAGTTAATGAAGGTAACCCAACTGCAAATAAACTAAAACATTTTGGATTTACTAAAGTATCAGATACACTTTTTAAAAAGGGAAATAATACTATAGAAATTGGAGGAGGGAAACCTGGATTTTTACTTACTGTTGATGGTAAACCTCAAACAGATAGTTCACCATTTTACCGCAAATATAAAAGAATGGATATGAATCTTTTACGTGGTCAATTAAAAAAGCTTAAAGAATCAGTTAACGAAGCTACTTGGGATGTAAGTAATGAACGCTTTAAGGTAACATTAACTGACGGGAGTGAGATTGATGTTAAGTTAAAGGAAGGTACAGGAGAGGATGGTGTGTACAGAGCTATAGCTAAGGAGATTGCCGCAGGGAGAGTATCAAACACCATTAAGATTAAAACTATAGAAGCTAAGGCCTCGAGACCGACACTCAACGACGTTGAAGAGGGTTCATTACCTACAAAATTTAAAGACCTGTACAGTGACATTGATATCAATAACCAGGGCGTAGACATTGAATTTGCAAAAAATCATGGCTTATATCAAGGAGCCGGTTCAGTATCACCAGCGTACGCAGTTAAGCCCTCAACCATGGGTACAGATGACGATGAATTAATTGACATGGACGCTGTCGGTGGAGAGGGTGAACTAGAGGATCACGAAGACGCTGTAGAGAAAACATTACCTAAGAAATAGTATATAGTTACTCAACTATCTTAATGAGCTCAAACTAACTTTTCTTTTATTTTACACTATTTATAATTGTAAATTTATTGTTCATGGAATTAAAATATGAAGAGGTGTTAAATGAAGCGTATATTAACTAAGGAGGTCAAGCTTAGAAAAAAAAGAAAAGGTATTCACGCAAAAACAAAAACATCACGTAATAAACATTCAAAGAACTATAAAAAACGATATAGAGGTCAAGGTAGGTAAATGAATAAAGATCAAATACTTAAAGAGTGTATACGGGAGATAGTACAGGAATATTTAGATAATGATCCTGAAGTTAAGACATGGGCTCTATTTACTACTAAAATATATGATCCTATATTTAAGGATATTAAAGATAGGGGTAAACTAAAAAAAACTTATAAACAATTAATGCGTAGCCCCAAGGTTGATGTAAGACATAAAAAGGCTATATATTATTTTTATAATTATCAATTAAAGAAATTGGGATCATCTGACTACGATAAAAAGTTAGTAAAGTTTCCTGTTAAAAAATAAGTTAAACGTTATTATGAAGAAAGAAGAAAAAGATCCATTTATACCTACTTACGGTACTGGAGATGTTATCCATGATTGTCCTAAACACGTAGAGATAGAGGAGCACGGTATTAAAGGTACGGTGATTAGTCACACACTTAATGAAGCCGGAGATGTTAACTATGTTGATGTTGATTTCGGTAACGGTAAGGTATACGAAAATATACCGACAAGTAAGTTAAAGGTAATAGAGGAGTCACATCATAAACACGAGGTTAAAGAAGAACCTAAAATAACTGAATTAAGATCTGTTATCAGAAACGTTATTAGTGATATGTTAAATAACAAATGAAAAAGTCTAAACTAATACAAATAGTTAGAGAGGAAATTCATAGTGTAATAACTGAAGCGCAACGAGCTATGGTGGGTGCACCCTACCGTAATACTTACGCGTCAGGAGTTATACCCAGGTTCGAGGATGATGATGAAGATGTAGGAGAGGTTGAAGAAACAGATATTAGAAAAAAATACGGCGACCAGCGAATAGATAATCCTAAGACCGGTAATGCTATTAAGTTAAGAACAGCATTAAAGGCGAAGAAGGGATCTGATGTTTACAGAAAAGCTAAACAAATATATAATCGATTAAAAGATCAAGAAGAGACGTAGTTGGGAATATGGGATATATTAAAGAAATTATTATATGTATTTGGATTTGTTGTTGCAGCTGTGGTAGTATCCATTTTAATAATACAGTACCTTATCATACTATGCCAAGGGTGTACACGACTGGTTACGGATATCATACAACTACTTATATAACCCCACTCACTAATTACAGTATACGTAGCTACTACTATAGTAAATACAATAAATTTCACTACAATCATAAAGGATATAATCATTATCAAAGTCACAGGAGATGGTAACATGAAAAAGAAAACTTTAAGATCTATAATACGAGCTGAGATAGTAAATGAAATCGAACTCAAACCTGATAATACATCTCAGATATATAATAGGATAGAGCAATTACTAGATATGACAGGGTGGATAGGTGACAGTTATTTCGAAAGATCGTTCCCAGATCCAGATACTTCTATAAAAACAATAAAGTATCTCGACGCTGCCTTGAAGATAATTGAGAAGGTAGCTAAAGATATCGATAAGGCTCCTAGGAAAGATACACCGGTCTCAGCTGGAACCGACCAATAAGGACTCGTTATGATAACCCTCTCTCCCGGAGCTCACGTTATAAGTAAACGTGCAAAAAAAATATGGATAATAGTTTCTATCTCTGCAGGAGTTATTACTATTAAGTCTGGTAGCAAAGAAAAAGAAATACCTTACAGTAGATTTAATTACGGTTGGGAGGTTTTTAAAAATCCTGATCACTAATCGTACGCCAACTTATTGATTAAGGCCTTTTTCGCTAGAGGTAGGTATGTTTCCTTTAAAGGAATTCTCATAGGTGATGTTACAACATACGCAGCTGCGTGTATAAATGTATCGTAATGTCTAGTTACATCCAATTTTATATCGTCATAACCTATTTTTTTGTCAAACTTATCTACAAACGTTAATGTAAGATCCTTGTACTTGGATGCATCAAACGCATCATACTGAGCTCCTGTAATAATATTAATTCTATATTCGTAGACATATATTTTATTCTTAACGAGAAATAAAAATCCTTCGTTCGTATACGAAGCTCTAAGTCCTATTGTATCCACCTCTAATTGTGCTTGAATATTATCAACTAATTCCGTTAAACGATGAATCGATTTAGTAAATTTTGATAGCGCGAAATTAATTGATTTCTGTAAATGTATTAAATACTTATCATCACTTAATATCTCCTTGTACAGTAAATTATATTCAGTGAAATCAAATCCTATTAAATCTTTTTTAAATGCATTATCCATTATCATCTTTCGATGCTTCAACTGTAATAACTGATCATAGTGGTTTTGTAAATCAATCAGAAAGGGATAAATCCTTTTTTTATTTATCTGCTCTTCAATATATTGAATATAATCTAATAAAATATATTTATTATATTCATAGTCTATTGGCTCGTCTGTCAACCATGTAGGACTGAGTTTCTTCATCTTTAATAAATATTTATAATAAGAGGAAAAATGGTAATATTTAAGCAACCTAAAATATATAATCCAAATCAACTTAAACGGATCAGATCAGCTGGAAAAATCGTAAAGGATGTATTACAGTTAATGGTAGAGAATTGTACTAGTGGAATAACAACTAATGAACTAGACAGCCTTGCAGCAAATTTTCTTAAACAACATAAATCAAAATCAGCTTCACTCGGTTATAGAGGATACCCTAAACATTCCTGTATATCAATCGATCATGTTATAGTGCACGGTATACCTGACGATACTATTATCAAGGAGGGTATGTTAGTGGGTATAGATTGCCCGGTAAAATATAAGGGCATGCATGCTGACTCAGCCGTCAATGTCGAAGTAGGAGATGTAGGAGAAAGTAAAAAATTACTTAACAAGGTCTCATATGACTGTCTCATACATACATTAAATAATACCGGTCCGAGTGTAACGATAGGTGAATTAGGAGATATACAACAGTCATATGCTAACAAACACGGATTTAAGGTAATGAAACAATTCCAAGGCCATGGGGTAGGTAAAAATCTTCACGAACCACCTGTAATACCGTACTGGAAGGTACCTGGAAACCCATATAATGACTACCAACTCAAGCCGGGTAATGTACTTGCGATTGAACCAGGTTTGGTAACAAACGATAATCTACTAATACTACCGGATAAGTGGAGTATAGTGACAGATGATAATAGTCCAGGTACAGCATGGGAGCATACAGTTGTGATAACTGATAATGGTTGTGAAATTCTAACCGAATAAGTTGGATACCTGAATATAATTTCGTATATTTATATAAACGGGGGTGACTTGGACTTGACGTGTAACGGATGTCTGAAGCACAGGCTGGGTGATGACCTACATCAAGTATCGCTAACTGGCGAAACTACCCTTGCAATGGCGGCCTAAGAGGTTTAGCACTTGCACATCATTTAACTGAGTATACTTGCAGGTTAATTAGATGTTAAACGAAGTAGATGGTGAAGAGGTAATGATATTGATTCTATAAACAACCTTACAGTTTAAAAAACATATCAATTTTTGGAAGTTTAGAAAAACTTATCCTATGCTTGTAAAAATGTTTCTTAAGGAAATTGTCACGGACCCGGGATCGATACCCGGCACCTCCACTAACTTAAAATAAAAATTAATGAAAAAAGCGATTAAACAATATCTGGATAAATTTAATGATATATACAACAAGTATTTAATACTGCCTATTATTTTAATGTGCGCAGCTGCATTAGTATACTATACATTATTTTACAATATTACTGAAATAATAACTTGGGGTATTGTATTAGGTATTAATCTACTTAATCTATATTTTATATATAGTAAGGAAGATTTATAGGAATGGATTTAAGAAATAAGATCACTGGAGAAATTAAAACTGCAATGAAGTCAGGTGATAAAACCCGACTAAATTTATTCAGAGTCCTTAAGGGAGAATTTGCACGAGTAGAGGATAATATAAATGTACTGACAGACGGACAAGTCGTCAAGATGTTACATAAGTTTATTAAGAATCTAGAGACAGTAAGTGACGAAAGGTCTAAGCAGGAAATAGCTATTTTACGTGAATATCTACCTGAGCAAATGACCGAAACCGAAATACGTGATGCTATTCAGGTTATTATAACAACTAATAATTATTCCACAATTAAGGACATGGGAAAGGTGATGTCTGATTTTAATTTTAAATTTAACGGTCAGGCTGATATGAAGATAGTGTCAGGTCTAGTGAAGGAAAATCTACAAAAATAGTTGGTACATTGAGTTATTTTTACTATATTAATAATGAAGCAAAGAACATTACATTTAGATATAAATAATATTGATTGGAGTGTACATTTTAAATTATCGATAAATCAATGGTTACACAGTACGAAGAGAATTATCGATACATCTTCTGCAAATGACTGGTCAAATGACCTACAAGATAGTTTTAAGAAAGAATTCGATACATTTATAGATGATAAGGAGTTTAGTTATATGTTTATTTATCAGGGAGAAAATCCATATATGTATCCGACGGATTTAATAGGACATATATGTGATAGATACATGAAGTATAATATAGATGTTGCAACAAAGTATAAAGATAAAATAGAAAGAAGTTTTTTTAATATTAATTAACAAATAAAATGGATAGTAAGATAAATAAACAGATTGAAAAGATTAAATTAAAAGTAAAGAAAAGGTTCCCTCACGCTAAGTGTGTAAATATGAAGGATGGTTATTATATCTATAATAAAGATGAGAATATTTTTGAAGAGTTTTTCCTACCACCTGCGGGTAGCATCCCACAGGCTTGGGAGTACGCACTCAAGACGGTAAGGTTGATTCAGAATTTTAACAGGACACATCCTTTGAAATTAGAATTAAATGCTGATGAAGAAAAATTAGAACGAATCCTGGGGAGGAAATCTAAGAAACAGATGGATAGAGAATTGTATGGATTATAAATTAAGGTGGATTGAGTTTAACAATCCCCAACTAGCTCCATTTAAAGGTAGGGTACCAATAACTGCCTATACAGAACAGTATATGAACGGCCTATGCTGGAGTGGTCATGAACTCAGTTTTAAGGCTAATAGTAAGTCTCAAGTGGAGTTATTTCTATATTATTGTGCGCTGATACTAGGCTATGATCTTACAACAGTAGATATAGAGGATTTAGACGGTAACTTAATTTACGTAGAACAAGATTTAAAAATAGGTGAATATGAAAAATATATTAAAGAGAATCAGGGATTCAATAGTAATGGATGATCCGAATAGCGAGTTAACTAACGAAGAGATGGATGTAATTAATTCTATAGAAACTGATTTAGATGTAAAGGTTGATGGAGTTAGTCTTAATGATAGGGTTAATGAAGCGTATGATGATCTCCGCGATCAGGTAGCTACGACTACTTCTCCAGAATATATGTTAACTGATACACGAGTTGTAGGATATAGCTCCAAGGAGGAGCAAACGCTGTTATTCGAGATGTTAGCACAGATCGGTATAGACCCAACATTAGAGTCTGTCTTAGATGTAGGTAGTGGTGTAGGAGACTTTTACGGGTACCTCGAAGGTAGACTGGGCACTCCTATTGAATACTTAGGTATCGATATAAACCCAAATATGGTCAATACTGCATATCAAAAATATCCAAATATTAAATGTATTAAAAAGGACTTAGCGGATATGGATGGTAGGTTTGATTTTGTTATATCTTCCGGTCTATTTAATTTAAAGCTCGTAGACCCTATGTATGATTACTTATACAAGAGTATCGATAAGATGTACGAGTTAAGTAATATTGGAACAGCCTTTAATATGTTAAGTGATAATACAACAGAAAGAATAGATGGGTTATTTTACTATACACCCACTACAGTGTTTGATTATTGTTTAAAGAAATATAATAAAGTAATATTGAAGCATGACTATCTGAGTGATGATTTTACTATTTTCATATATAAATAATATTAATATAAAAAATACAAATATGTTAGATTACAATGAACGTATAATTAATGCCATGGAAAAGCAAACAGAGGTTATGGAGCGTATAGTTGATGCATTAAATGTAATAGCTGATAGTATAGAGCGACTTAAGGAAAAGGATGCAATAAATAAGGGTAAAAATATTTTAAATGGATAATTATTAATATATAAAATTATTCACATATAAATTTACATCACATGAGCGTCAATCACGCATACGGTACTCCAGAAGGAGCCAAGGAAAAACAAAAACGATTAGGTAAATATTATTCTTCTATAGATTTCTATATCGATGATAATATATCAGAAGAGCAAGTATTTTCCTCACAACAACCAACTATTGGTCATCTTGAAATAGGCTCACTAAAGCCTGAGCTTACATATAGCGAATGTACACGTATAATAGAAACGTTATACGATGCATTAAACGCATATGAAAAAAAATATAAATTCGGGATGATGAAAAAGCAACGTCGTAAATAATTAAAATTATGAAATCATTTGTATTAATATCAATTGCCTGCTTTGTCGGGTCCTTTACTAGTGCGTTTATCTTAAGAGTGTTTTTTGATAGCAAAATTAAGAAATTAAAAGACAAACTTAACGATAAGGAAACGGTAATATCCGCACTCAAACAATTTATTAGTGGTACAGGTAATAAATCCTAAAGATCCATTTGAACAATTTATACGTTCAATACTATCTCAACACAACCAGGCTGATCACCTCAGAGAAATAGCCCTTAGAGGTAAAGCTAATTTCGGTATCGGGGATAATATTGATTCATTTTTTCAATCAGTAGAAACATCCGTACTAACAGATGAGTATTTTAGTGATGAAAAAATTAAAGATATTGATACTATACGTAGGATTGTTAATAAAATGTTATATCTTATCAAAAAGATTAACAACTCTTTAAAAGAAACCGAGTCTAAGGAAAAGGATATACAGACGGTTAAGAGTCTTATGTATATAGTATTGGAAGAACAACGTAATATTAACAGTACATTTGTAGACTTTATGAACACAGTAAATAAACATTATTAATATGAGCATATCAAAAGTATTTCTTAGTAAGGATCGTGTAATTAACTTATATAAAACTGGAGGAGTTGCACTCGTTCTTAAACAATTAAATAAGGATTGTGTAACAGCTGAAGACGATATCAATTGTTTAATTGATCTCCCGCGAAAGAGTGAAAAAAATATAGAGGTTCTAGAGACAAGGATTAAGGACTTAATTAAATATAGTAGTATATAAGTTAGGTATTTATATATGACAAATATAACTGTCATGATAGGGATGAGATTTAAGGATATACAATTTTCAGAGATTGATTACGAGTGGTTTTCTATGATGCCTACGGATGAAAAACTCATCTTTATATATAGTGCACTATTGACCCCTGAAGAGATGGTGAATTTCATAGATAACGATTTGCAGGATGATAATGAAATCCCACAACAGCCTGATACTAGTGATATATTTAACATAATCGGAGAAACTATATCTGATCAAGATGATCTTATACCGTTATATAATGATATAGGAGAACTATACACTGAGGTAGTCAAGAATATGACAAACTATTATAGATTGAATATTGTGTTTGTTAACAACTATATTATAATTAATAGTGATAGTATTAAGATTATAAATAAATCAAGGGATAAATTTTTTAATGATGGATTTATTATTAAAAAAATTGAAGATGGTATATCACATACAGGAGGTTATAAGTATATGCATTTATATGAATTAGTATCTTCTGTTACATCTATATCAACGAATTAATATATGAAATTTAATTACAAACTGATACATCATGGTGATAAGGCATATATTATTCAACGCACAATGCACGTATCCCATAATCCTATCCTTGCAGTGTGGAAAGAGCATCTAAGTTCTGATATAATATTAAAGAAGGGAGAGTTATTTTATTTTTGTGAAGAAATTATAAATTTACAGGAAATACCAGAAACTGAATAATTATATATAAATAAATTAATACAATGAGACGTAAACAACAAGTACAAACAAAATTAGAAGCTATTATTAATAGACTTGAATTAAATGTAAGAGCCCTAGAGGGAAGACAACTATCAGCTGATCAGTTACTGATTAATTTAAAGAGTATATTAGGTCAAGCTAAGCACACTGAAGAATTGGTTGATTTAGAGGATTAACTATGAAGAAATTTTTTGCTGTACTAGCGTTTATTACATCCGTCTTAATTGCTAGCAGTGCCGCATATTATTCCGTGTTCGGACTATCCCATTTATTTGCAGGAGCTAAATTAGCTATAATAATAATGGCTGGTAGCTTGGAGTTCGGTAAATTGGTTACTGCTACTATATTACATAGATACTGGGAGGATATTAATAAAGGAATTCGGTTGTACCTACTTATAGGGACAATAACGTTGATAGGTATAACATCAGCTGGGATATATGGATTTCTTTCAAATGCATATCAGATTACTGCAAATCAATACGCTATTAATTCATCTCAAATTAACATCCTAGAAAATAAGAAAAATTATTTTCAAAAGAATATTGATAGAATAGGAGACCAGGTTACAACTAAAGAAAATCGAATCAATACCTTAACTGAGCTGAGGGCCCAGCAAGAAGCTCGGTTAGATACACTCTATAAAAAACAGTGGTGGAACTCTATTAGAAGAACAGAGGCATTGATTAAGCAGGCTGATGCTGAAATAAAAAAGAATTCAAACGATATAACAGAATTAAATAATAATATTTCATCATCAACTGATTCTATTAATAAATTTGACATGCAAATATTAGGGTTTAGTAATAGTGAATCTACGGCTGATTTAGGACCTTTAATTTACCTATCGAAGATAACCGGGAAGTCGATGGATCAGGTAGTAAATTATTTTATATTATTACTTATATTTGTTTTTGATCCACTCGCAGTTTGTCTGCTAATAGCAGCCAATACAATTTCCCTTAAGGCATTTAAAAAAACAAAAAATCCAGTCGCAACAACCTTATCTAAGACTGGTACAGCTACAAAGGTTGAAGATACGCACACTGATGTACTAGGTGAACACAATTTAATAATTGATGATTTAAAATTCGAAGCTACTGTACCAGATGAAAAAGAGTTTAACACCCCCTATCCACTAGCGGATATTATCAATGAACCCACATCTAATGATATGAAGGGTCAGTCCCGAGCTAAGAAGATAGCTGACTTAAAGAATAAGCAACAAGGTGGTATAGTTAACGTAAAGGGTGAGTACAGGTTTACTAATCCCAATACTTACGGTGACGGTAGATCTCCTCGACCCAAGAAAAAATAGTCGTTATTATTTGCTTTTTTAAAAAAAAGTTCTTATATTTAAATATATTTTTATGAGTAGACTACTTTTAGTATCAATAATTTTATTTATAGAATCACCTAATATCAATACATGCGATACAAATATCGTGTACATGCCACCTGTACCAACACATACAGAATTATTAGACGCTATAATACAAGTAGAGAGTGGAGGTGATCCTAATACTCACGCTAAGGGTGAAGACGCGGTTGGTTGCTTACAGATTAGGAAGATAATGATAAAGGATGTAAATAGAATTTTAAAGAAACAGGATAATAAAACTCGTTATAAATATAAGGATAGGTGGGATTGTGAGAAGAGTAAAGATATATTTGATATAGTAATTAAGTACTATCTCCCTGGAGCATGTGATCAGGATATTGCAAGGCTTTGGAACGGGGGACCGAAAGGACCTGTAAAGAAAAACACAAGACGGTACTGGAAGAAGGTTTTAAAAAAATTAAAAAAAGCAAAATATGAAAAAGTTAACAGCTGAAGAGTTAAGAAATAATTTCGAGAGACTTATTGAATTTATTTCAACTGAATTTTCAGGAAATAGAAAGGAAAAGTTACTGGACCTATATAATGGGCTAGGTGAGCGGATAATGATGGCACCAGCATCCGGGAATGAGGGATTTCACAATTGCTTTATAGGTGGGTACTGCGATCATGTATTAAATGTAATCGATTGCGCGCGCGCTCAGTACGAGATGTGGTCAGCTATGAATGCTAATACAGACTCCTATACGTATGAGGAGTTGATGTTCAGCGCACTCAATCACGATTTAGGAAAGGTGGGTGATTTAGATAACGAATACTATATACCTAATCCGAGTGAGTGGCACAGAAAGAACCAAGGTAAAATATATGAACATAATAAAAATCTAACGTACATGAGGGTGGCGGACAGGTCGTTATTTTTGTTACAACAGGCCGATATTAGTATAACTACAAACGAATTTTTAGCAATTAAGTTACACGATGGGTTATATGTTGATGATAACAAAGCATATTATTTTTCAGGGTACAATAGTGGTGGTTTAAAGAATCATCTCCCGATTTTACTACATCATGCAGATCATATGGCTTCTACTATTGAGAGGGAAAGTCAGCTAGCTCAGGAGCAACCTTTAAAGGATATTAAGGCTTCGTCGAACGGAGTAACTAATAAAAATAGGATGAAGTCGTTTACCAAAATAGCGGAAACGAACACTACTACACAAAAACATTCTGATCTTTTTAATGAATTATTTAAAGACGTATAATGGAAATTACAATAATAATAATATTGGCTGTGTTAAATATAATTCTTGGATACGCTTGCTATAATTTAGTTAAGCAGGTTGAGGATATGGAGGACTATAATAGAGGTCTAGAGGAGTATATTCTCTTTATAAAGGACAAGATAACTAGCGCCTACAGTACAATAAAAAAAGCCGACTATAAGGGCTCATTCGAAGCGGATGATGAAGTTGGTAGTATATTTAAAGACATAAAGGAGGTTATTAACTTCCTTGAAATATTATTCACAGATACAGATAACGATGCCAAGAAAAGCTAAAAAAGGATCATCTAGATATTACTTTACTCAAGATACTGAAGATGCAATTATTGAGTTTAATACTACAGATGATCAGGATAGAAGGAACTACTTATACGAACAGCAAATATATAAAGCTTTTGATAAGTTAGCAGAGAACCTTATTCATACATTTAAATTTTATTATTTTGATATGCCGTACGTGGATGTTAAACACGAGGTGGTAGCCTTTTTAAATGAAAAAATACATAAGTTTACCCCTGGAAAAGGGAAAGCGTTTTCATACTTTAGTATAGTTGCTAAGAATTACCTTATAGTACAAAATAATAAAAACTATCATAAATTTAAATCTCACGATGATGTAATAGCGATAGATAAGGATCGTAATGTTGTAAATGAGATACAGAAACAGGAGCATCGTGAGATTAAGTCGGAGTTCATAGACCTCTACGTACAGTACTGGGATAGAAACCTAACTAGACAATTTACTAAACACCGGGATATGGCTATCGCAGATGCAATTGTTGATCTATTTAGACATAGACATAATATAGAGAATTACAACAAAAAAGCTCTGTATATTTTAATCCGGGAAAGAACAGGGGTTAAAACTCAATATATAACTAAGATTATCGGTATAATGAAAAAGAAATATATTGAAATGTTTAAATACTATAACAAACACGGAGTATTACCAAAACATTAATCTTTAATATTTATATTTAAAGAATGTTATGGACAAGGACTCACCGTTATTTAAAAAAACATCTTTTGCGGATCTTATGCAAGAGATACATTCCAATCAACGTAAGAAGGATAGGCAAATTAATTTACTTATAGCTGAATTAAAACCACTTATTCAATCTATAAGTGACGCTACGATTATAGTACCGCTAATAAAAGAATATCTAGAGGTAAGTGTAAAGAATGACGATCACTTAGTCAAGTTACTGGCTGTTACTCAAAGATGGATGTCCACTAACACCAAGGCAGCGATTGCGGGTGGTGAGAATACTTTAATCACTGATGAAGAAAAAGAACAATTGCTCCGGGAACTGGAAAATATACAGGATGATATAGATGTTAATAATGATATCGATGTTAATAGGGATGTAGAGGACGCAAGAGTGAGATTAAAGGAGCTAGATAATGAGTAGTATTAATTACGAACAAGCTGAAGTAGTAGGTGTTAATCTTACGGATAAGAATCCCTTAAACCTTTATTCAGTTAGATTTAAATTAGTTAAACACAAGGACAGTAGTTACACCGATTCACTAGTAGCAAGACCGGCTGACCTTAATATTAAGAGAGTACCACTGCTGGGTGAAACTATTCTAGTATTTAAAGCAGCTGATCAAGATTCAATGGCATTTAATCCAAAAGGCTCCTGGTATTACCTACCAGCATCCCTGAATGTACAAAACTCTGTACATCAAAATGCAGCTCCTAACCTATCGCTAACCAAGCCTGTTACTAATAAAGAAGCTAGCGCAGGTAACTATAATCAAGTATCGGCTGGTAACGTGCGTACTGGTGAGAGTGAAACTGCTACTATGGATAGTGAGCAACAGGCTAAACTCGGGATTAATTTCGTAGAAAAGACTAATATAAAGCCTATGCAGCCGTTTGAAGGTGATATGTTAATAGAGAGTAGATTTGGTAGCTCAATTAGGTTCGGTAGTACGTTGAGTAAGAATTTTAATTTATTTAGTAGGAATCCAAATTGGTTGAAAGATGATGATAACAGTTCAAGTGAAGATGGTGATCCTATCTTGATAATTTCTAATGGACATGGTACTACGGGTTTTGAGAAAACATTTAATAAGTATGAGGTTGAAAATCAAAATAATGATGCATCATCTATTTGGTTGACTAAAAATCAAAAACTAACAACTTTCAGTCCTAAACTTGTTGCAGCTAAATTTAATAAAGCTCAGACAGCTGAAGAGATAGATACATACAAGGATGGATTTAACGGAAACCAAATAATAATAAAATCAGGTAGAGTGGTATTTTCATCCGATAACGAAACAATTATATTTGGAGAAGGAGGTATTGGATTAACAGCCAATAAATCTATCACCATGGATACTAAATCTAATGTACATATAAATTCTCCTAAAATTATAATAGGGTTAGATGCAGAGGAACCAGCTGTACTAGGTAATAAGCTACAGGATGCATTAAATACATTAATTGATGAAATAGTTAAGATATCAGTACCAACAGGTACTGGTCCATCAGGTCCACCTGTTAATTCAGGAGCTATTATTAGTGTTAAACGAAAAATAGCTAACGCACTGTCTGGTATCGTTAGCGTAAGATAATAATATACCATAAAAATCAATAAGCAAATATTTATTTATAAACAAAGTAAACAAGGGTATTATGAAAGCGAAAAGTTTTTTTACTTCATTAAGAAAAGTTATTAGAGAAGAGGTCCAGCGAGCAGTAAGGATTGAAATTCAAAATGTGATTAACGGTAATGTTAAGCCTGTGAATAAGCTACCTAAAAAACGACCTAAAACCAGGGAATTGAGTTTAACTGAAGAGGTACGTGCATCGCTAGGAAATGGTTCTAGTGTAGTACAAGCCAGTGAACCTGAAGTTGAATATTCATCTAATCCTATGATTAACGGAATATTGAATGAAACTGCAAGGGAGTATAGTCAACCAAAGCCAGCTCAACAGGAAGAGTATCCAACGATGGGTGGTAGCGCGCTTAATACTGGGGATTTAGCTAGTATGTTAGGATACGGTGATATGCAACCACCTCAACCGACAGTACAGGATATGGTACCTAAGGGAATGAATCCTGCAGGGGTAACTGATGATGTTGCGAATGCCTTAACAAGAGATTATTCTCAATTAATGAAGGCTATAGATAAGAAAAAAGGTATTAAATAGTAATGGCTCGATCTAGGGAGGAAAAATTTTATAACGTATTAGATTTAAGGCCTAATAAGGCTATAGGAATTAAACTACCTTTAAATAATAACAGCGGTGGTGTTTTTACACTATCGTACACTACTGAAGAACAAGCTATATCTAATTTAAAGAATCTATTACTTACTAGGAAAGGAGAAAGGGTGATGCAGCCTAATTTTGGATCATCTATATACGATGTATTATTTGAACAAAATACTGAAGATATAACCGGTAGGATATCTGATGGACTAGCATATGATATAAAGTACTGGTTACCGTATATTATAATAGATAATATCAACGTCGTTCCTAAGCTTGAAGGAGAATTGGGACAATTTGGACATGGTATCCAGATCGATATTAAATTTAAAGTAACAGAGCAAGGTGCTAATCAATCTATTACATTTATAGTGCTAGAGTCAGGTAAAGCAGCAATATTATAGAGTAAGATATGGCAGAAAAGAAAAACATAAAATATTTAGAAAAGGATTTTAGTCAATTTAGATCTAATCTAATTGATTTCGCTAAAACGTATTTTCCGGATACATATAATGATTTTAATGAATCATCACCAGGAATGATGTTTATTGAAATGGCGGCGTATGTTGGAGATGTGCTATCCTTTTATATGGACTCACAGTTAAAGGAAACGTTAACTGAATTTGCAGAAGAAAAAGCTAATGTATATTCCATAGCATACGGGTTAGGGTATAAACCAAAAAATTATGTCGCTGCAGCTACTAGCTTAGATATATTTCAAATAGTACCTTCAGTCGGAAGTGGTGGGAGTACATCACCTGACTATAATTACGCGCTTACTATCCCAGCTGGGATGCAGGTCTCATCAACTGAGAACACGACTGTAAGTTTTAGGACAATACATGATATTGATTTTCAATATTCATCCTCCCTCGATCCTACCGAGGTTACAGTATATCAGGTCGATTCCAATACCAGTGAACCTACATTTTATTTACTGAAGAAATCGACTAAGGTTGTTTCTGGTACAGTTAAAACATCTACATATACATTCGGAAGTCCAAAGCAATACGATAAAATTAATCTATCTGACGATCAAGTTATTGAGGTTGTTGATATATACGACAGTGACGATAATAGATGGACAGAGGTACAGTATCTAGCGCAAGAGGGTGTATTTGATAGCTTAAGAAATATAGCTGCTAATGATCCAGATCTAAATCAATATAATGACACTGCTCCTTATTTATTAAAAATTAAAAAAACACCAAGAAGATTTATATCTCGTTTCGATAAGGACGATAAAATGATGATTCAGTTTGGTGCAGGTATTAGTGCTGGGGACGACGAAACAATTATACCGAACCCTGATAATGTAGGTTTAGCTTTACCGTACGGTGTGAATGGTGAGACATCAATCGATCCATCTAACTTTACATTTACTCGAGCATATGGTCTAGCACCATCCGACACTACATTAACAGTTAGATATACCGTGGGTAATGGTGTTACTGACAATGTTGCATCAAATACATTAACGGATATTACTTCAGTAACGTACACAACAAATAGTACAGGATTAAATAATAGTTTACTCAATCAAGTAAAGGGATCTGTCGCGTGTACAAATCCAGTTGCTGCTAGCGGTGGTAGAACATCACAGGATATTGACGAGGTAAGAAACAATGCATTGGCTCATTTTGCTGCGCAGAATAGGATTATTACAAGAGAGGATTATATTGTCAGGGCGTATTCAATGCCTTCAAAGTTTGGAGCAATCGCTAAAGCGTATATTGTACCTGACGATCAATTAGACAGCTCCACTCCTGCAGGTACTAGAATACCAAATCCTTTAGCTCTAAATCTGTACACATTAGGATACGATAGTAACACAAATTTAACCAGACTTAATTTAGCTGTTAAGGAGAATTTAAAAACATATTTAGATCAATTTAGAATGCTAACTGATGCTGTTAATATTAAGGATGCATTTATAATTAATATAGGTATCAATTTTGAAATTATTTCAAGGCCTAACTATAACGATAATGAAGTTATATTAAGATGTATTGCAACATTGAGGGATATGTTCGCAGTTAAGAAATGGCAAATTAACCAACCAATAATAAAGGCAGATATTTATACTGAACTAGATAAGGTTGATGGAGTACAAACAGTTACTAATTGTGAAATAATTAATTTATGGGATTCAACACAGGGGTACAGTGGTAATATTTATAATATTGAAACTGCTACTAAAAATGGTATTATTTACCCGTCACTGGATCCGTCAATATTTGAAATAAAATATTTAGATTCTAACATTAAAGGTAGAACAGTAAGCTTATGATTTATTCTATATTCGCAGATTTCGATACAACACTTTACGAAGCTTCGTCAAGTCTAAATACAGGCTTAGACCAGATACTTGAGCTCGACAAGGCTGTTAAGCCTGCAACTTCACAATCTTATAATTCGAGAGCACTAGTAAAATTTGATCTAGCGAGTATATCTCAGTCAATTGTAGACGGGCTAATTACTTCACCATCCTTTCATTTAAGAATGTTTGCTACAGACGATCAACAGGAAATACCTGCTATATATACATTAAGGGCTTACCCTGTGTCTGAGAGCTGGGATAGAGGGATAGGTAGAAGATATAATAAACCGTCTGTTACTGAGGGAGCGAGTTGGAAATATAGGGATGGTGTAGATGCAGGTACACAGTGGGCTACTAGTTCGTTTACAGCGGGTGTAACTGGTTCGTATGCAGCTGTTATTGGAGGAGCTAATTGGTACACTACGAGCTTTGCAACACAGAGTTACTCTTACTCAGCCGTAGATATCGATATGAACACTACTACGATAGTTCAAGCTTGGTTATCAAGCTCTATAACTAACAATGGGTTTATAGTGAAGAGGTTGACGAGCGACGAGCAGAGTTTAACAAGTTTAGGGAACATACAATTCTTCTCAACACAGACACATACAGTATATCAACCTAAATTGGAGGTTAGGTGGGATGACAGTACCTTTAGTACAGGTTCATTAACACCGTTAACTGATGAAGATGTGACTTTATATTTTCGAAATCTAAAAACAGAATATAAATCAGGAGCTAAGGCTAAGCTCAGAGTCTATGGAAGAGCTAAATTTCCGACTAAAACATTTGCAACTTCTTCAGCTTATCTAGATGTTAAATACCTACCAACTTCGTCGTACTACTCCTTGAGAGATGCATATACAGAGGAAATTATTGTTCCATTTGACGATAACCACACTAAATTGAGTTGCGACTCAAATGGGAATTACTTTAATTTATGGATGGATGGGTTACACCCTGAAAGATTTTATAGATTTATAATAAAGATAAAACGAAGTGATACAGATATAGAATATTTTGACAATGATTATATATTTAAA